CGGACACCGTAGTGAGTAGCACTTCTACCACCAAAACCGGCACTTACTATTTGTCCAGATCGACCTGAGTGTGTACACATTAATATATTTTCATACTCTAGATCTTGGTGAAGAACGTCTGCGACCTGTCCACCAATATCATTTATTTCTATGAGAAGGAATGCATCATTGTATGATTTCCCAGTAGCAGAGATTGCAGTAGGAAACACCATAGGAGATACTAAATTGTTTCTATACTTAGCAACCACTTTGTATGGCATTTCGGTGGTGTCTACAACAATAAAGGCACTATAGTCTTTACCCTGTCCCCGTGCTGTGTCTACTGTCATATAATAACTATGACCTTCTTTGGGTGGT